TATTTGCTTCGGTTCCTGTATTCCACAGATCTCGATTGTGTTCTCCGAGAGGATCTTTACCACCAATAGTCGTCAGTGAGTTTTCAATATACCACCCACCAGGTCCTTGAAATGCGTGTGAATACATCTTTGCCCAGGGAAGTTCTTCACCATCGGGGGCAGGTAGAAAACGAATCACTGCGAAACCATTACCAGTTTTATCAACAACTGGTTTATAAAGTCTTTCATCAGCACCACCACCGGTAGAACTCATTTTTTCAACTTCTTTGACCAGTTTAGAAGTCAAAGAACCAAGTTTAGATTGTTTTTTTAGATTTTCAAATGACATTTAATTTTTCCTCGTATTTGTTAGATTTGGCCTTTAAGACAACTTTATTCTACTTGTAATAGAAAGGGATGTCAAGCCCGTGGTTATAAAAATTTTAAAAAATCTCCCTTTAAAATATTTTTCATTTTTCTTTTGTTGTTACAACACTCCGAGATATTACCTGGAGAACAATTTAATTTAATTGAAGCTTCCTTGATACTTTCATATTTCACAATCAAATTTCCTTCAGTGTCAAATCTACCAATTTCTCTTCTGTGTGGTTGAGAATATTTTAATTTAATTTTAGTTTCTTCAGAAAAAACTTTTCCTTTATTTGATTCGGATATTTTCTTTTTTTGTTCTTCTGGCATTATATATCCAAGATGAGATTTTCTCAAATTTTCAATATGACTTTGACTAAATTTAATACCTTTCTTACCACTTGATATTTTTTGTTTTGTAATGTCAGTATGTTTTGCTTGATTTCCACCTTCCAAAAGATTATATCCATTGGGATATAAAGAATTTTTTTCCTCTATCCAATAAACCTCCCTTTCATTTAATTTATTTTCTTCACATTCTTCAATAATATTAATTGAAAAATTTTCCCAACCATATTTTTTTAAAGCATTATAGAAGGGTGTATTTTTATCTTGTTTTAAATTAAATTTATGAGTTCTTATTCTCTGTTTATAGTCAATTGCTTGACCAACATAAACTTTTTGATTACTATTGTTAATAAACTCGTAAATGACAGACATAAAATTATTTAACTCTATATCTATTTAGGGTTTCCACATTCTACAGATCAGAACCCATTCTGTCAATCTGATCTTTCATTTTATCAAGCATTTTTGCAAGATTTCCAAAAATTATATTCATATCTACACCAGAAGGAAGACCCATTGCCGATGCGGATTCGGAGATTTTTTCTTTCATTTCCTTTGCCTCTGGGGCATCAGATAAACTTAGACGAGTATAGATTGTTCTTTGCTTATCTAAAAGTTTCTCAAGAAGATTTACGTGAGATATTTTTTCCTCACGATCCATCAAATGAAACTTAAAGACATTATTATAAACACTTTGTTGAAGTTCTGCAATTTCTGCCATTTCAGAACGAACAATATCAGACTTAAAAAAATTCATTTTCCTCCAAAAACAATATCTTTCAAAATTTTCTTGTAATGAGACACATCTATATGTAGGAATGGAGAATATTTTTTAATTCTCCGACTTACAGTTTCCCATACAGGATCTTTAAGTTTCTTATCAAAGTCATTCCCGTACAGGAATATTCTATCACATACTACCATAGTTTCAAGGCTTATTTTCCCGCTCAGGAACTTTTTGAGAAGAGGTGGATGTCCCTTGGAACACTCAAATACTTTCTTAAAATTATACTCTGCAAATAAACTCTCACATTCTTCTTTGAAGAGATATGAAAGAGACTGAATTTTTCTTTGCCATTCCTTATAATTTTGATCTCCTGTTTTTATGATCTCACCAATCCATAAAGATTCGGAGTCATTACAAGAAACAAAATTTGCAATGAAAAAATCTTCAACTTCTTTATCGGTTCTTTGCCTGGATATCTTTTCAAACCAAAAACGGTCACGTCTCTTATAAAAGGACTCTAGTGATGCTCTGGTCTTTTTACAATATTTGTAATAATCATAAGAATCTTTTGTAAAATGATTTTTGAGTGCCAGATAGGTTTTATAGCAGTCAAAGGGAGTCATTTTTCAAAAAAAGTAATAGGGGCAATTTTTTGCCGGGAAATTTTTGCCCTTCAAAATGGAATTAAAAGATTAATTTGGCACGGGAGGTCTTTTTGAGAAAATTAAGTTCCATTGCCTCATACTTGATCTTTTCTTTCAGTGGTTTTGAAATAAGTTTAGGTACCGACTCTACATCGAGACTATTTTTTTCACAGAAGTGTACAATTGCATCAATGTAGTTCATTTCAACATTAATCTGAACAAGATCTTCAATCTCTTGTGCAAACTTATTTGGACAATAGAATTTACTTTCGAGTACCTTTTCTAATTCATTCTCCATTCTTTGCCCCAGTATTGTGATGTACAAATTCTTTGATGTAACGAACTAATAACTTAATATAATCCCCTTTGTTTCTTTTGTCAAATACCTTCACTTCTCCACCAGGTGTAACCATAATGGTAATTAACTTAACAGGGGCAATTTCAGTAAGTTCAAAGTATGCGGAAGCATAAAACATTTCCTGAACAAAATAGTTTTCTAACCAAGCTTCGGGTTTAATCTTTTCGGAAGTCTTAAAGTCTATAACGGCAAGTTCTCCATCATATTCTCCAATACAATCGACTCTTCCGGCAAGTCCAAGATATTCAGAGTAAAGAGTTCTTTCAATCGCATGAATATTATTTATCTTATCAAGTTCTGGTTTTGCATGGTAGAACATAAACTTTGAAAGAGGTTGATAATCGTCCCAGTTCAATTCCTTATTTTCCAAATAGTCCTGACATACCTGGTGAAAATCAGTTCCTCGTGCGGTTGCTCTTTTTGTAATCCGATTTGCTTCTTCGAGTCCTATACGTTTTCTCCACTTAACAAAAATCTCACGATTATAAAAGGAAGTCACAGAAGTAATCGATGGCACCCACTGACCATCAGGAAGATGATACAGACGGATACCGTTTGTTTCTTTCTTTTCTAGTTCAAGATCACCTAAAAAATTATAATGAATAAATGTCATACTTTAACTTCCATTTTTGCAAGAATATACTCTTTAACTAAACCAGAACGAACAATATCTTCAACATCAAACTCAACAATATCTACCGAGGGCATTATTCTCAAAATTTTCATAAAATCTACGATACCATTCTTTTCATTTGTGCGAATCAAATCAGATTGTGTTGCGTCTCCACAAAAAATAATTTTTGAATTTTCACCAATACGAGTAATAATAGAATCCAATTCGTGGAAATTTAAATTTTGAAATTCATCAACAATAATAATTGAATTGTCAAGAGTTGTACCACGAATAAAGGATGTACTCCAAAAACTAATCGTTCCTTGAGTTTTTAGATTTCCATAGAGCATTTCAAAATCAGACTCTGATGGCATTTGAAACATATACTTCACCATATTCTTATAGGGAATTTGATAAAGTGATGACTTGTCTTCGTGATCTCCAGGAAGAAACCCGATTTCACGAGTAGCAACAAGAGATCTTACAATATAAATTTTTTCATAAGGACTACGTTCATTTAGAACATCTTTGAGAGCATTATAAAGTGCGATGAATGTTTTACCAGTTCCGGCACATCCATATCCAACAATATTTTGATTCAATTCATATGATTTGAAAAATTTTTCTTGATTCTTGGTGAGAGGTTCAATCTCTCTCATCAATTCACTATTAATTGGTTTTTTGCGTTTCATTTGTCGATTGCCTATTCCAAAAGGAACCGGAGATGCAGGTTGACTTCTTTTTCTTGTCATTCGTTTTTAGATTGGTTTTACTTTAGACCCAGGAGCTCTTGATGCACGATCTAAAACTTCATTCCATCCAGGTTTTTTCTTTACGAGTGTATCCATCCATTCACCAAGTTCTACACCAGATGCACACCCTTCCGACCAATCTCTTTGCCACTCTGAATGATTTTCATACCATTGAGTGATATCATGAACGCTCATTTCAATCACCTGTTTTTCACCAGTCTCTTTATTTACAATTGGATAAGTTGCCATTCTTTACAAATAATATACAGAGGTATTTATTCTAGTGTGATTGCGCTCTGATACTCGCAAGGGTCACAATCCTCACGAGTCCAGTTGAGAGCAGAAGAGATTGTTGGAAATTCACAAGTGAAGATACAACGAACTGCCTCTGCGATTTCCTTGTGCTCTGCCTGGGTTCCGTGAGCACTACGAAGGTCTATGTAATGTATCCAGGACCTTATAC